CCTGCACATGCTGTGGCGTGGCTGTTGCTGTGACCGCGACGTTTGCGGTGCCTGCGACATCAATCGCAAACTGCACGGCGCCGGTGGCAGTTAACGCAACAGACGCTGAACCATCAAACGCCAAAACCTCAAGGTCGGCCATCTGCTCAAGCGTGCCAAACGTATCTAGCTGCTCAAGCGTACCCCAGTTATCGAGCTGTTCGAGAGTGGGGTTTGACCAGTCGACCTTAGTTAGCAGTAACGCGCTATCCAAAGAATAGGGTAGCGCGTCAATACTTGACGTAAAGTTGTCTAGGCTAGGGGTTCCTGTTGCCATTACCGCCTCTAAGCTGCGGTGATGTCGAGATCACCTGTGGGTATCTTCAAGATGTCGCCTGACGCGATTGTTTTGGCTGTGGTGAACGCGCCGTGGATAAGCAGGTTGCCAGAGCTGGCGGCATCAAAAATGCCGAAGTGAGATATCAAGCCCCAAGAGCCGGTGGCCGCATTAAACTCGACAGCCGCGCTGTTTGATGTGGTGCCACTAGACGCCGCGCTAAACGTAGCCGCCACGCGGGCGTAGTTGCTGCCAGTCAACTCGGTGCCGTTGTTGTCGTCGTTAAACGACCCAGTCGACAGACCGACATATACGGCTGTTGGCATCGTGTAGGAACCCGTGCTTAAAATATGATCAAGGATCTCGTTTTCGAGGTAGTCACTCATAGCCGACATAGTTTAACTCTCCACTGCTGAATTTTGACGTTGATACACACTGCTTACAAACAACGAGTTTGTGCCGTAATGTGAGCGCTCCTCGTCAATTTTTATTTCTTCAAGCGCAAGGTTGAACCGTTGCAGGTACTGCGACGCACGCGTCTCATCTAACAGGTAAGCATACGCCTCGGCCAGTGCGCCGTAAAGGTAGGCGTCGGGCGACCGGCTCAGGATGTTGTTTGTCTGGTTTGTGGCTGACAGTGCCTCGATCGTGCCGATGTAGACAATCTCGACCGTGTACGCTGCGTCAGGAACCGGACGCAGTTTCATCTCGTCACCGATGATGCTGTATCCCAGCGGCTTGCCCGCGCCGCCAGACGAAAACTTTGTGTCGAGAGCCGACGGGCTGTAGTAAGACAGCACGGTCAGCGGCGTGGTGTTTAACTTTATCGAGCGCAACTCGCGCAAGTCAACCGGCAGGGCGAGGTATTCGTTATTGGCAACCGTTGCCGCAGTGACGCGCTTTTCCTGACTGCGCGTCTCAAGCTCGCGGCTCATGCGTGCCTCAGCCATTGTGATGAAATCCGGTATCTGCGCCGTTAAGTCGTCACGCGCCAAGAAGTTGGCAATCGCTGTTTGCAGGTTGGTGTAAGTGTCGACTGCCATTATATGTTTCCGCCGCCTGTTCTAAAATCACGGTTCTGGTTGTCGTTTAGCCACGCCTTCCAACCCTTCGGGTTTTCTTGCGGCGTGCCAAGCGTCTCAATCAGGTGATTATACACGACGTTTGGGATTTCCGCTACATGCTGCATGTGGCGCTGCGTGTTGCCGATCATGTTGCCCTTTTGGTAGTCGTTGTTCATCTGACGGTTGAGCTTCACCAGACCCTCAAAGCTCTGCTTCTGCTCGATGTAAGACGTGCCGTCATTGTTCTGGTGCATGTACACTTCTTTTTGTGTGTACGGGTCTGTGTATAAAACGCGTTTCATATTACCACCTATGAATTGGAATAGAGGGGGCAGTCGCCCGCCCCCTCAATCGTTTAACAATTACGAACCGTTCAAGTCCATAATCATTGCATGCGCTTTTGGCGCGGTCGGCTTGAGCGCCCACTCAACCACAAGGTGGCTTGTTTGAGCATCGCCGTCTTTCGCCAAGTCTTCCTCAAGGAAGTTACGGCCGTTCAGTGTGCAGATTGACACAAAGTCTGGGTCAACCAAGAACACCCGGTCGTTACCAAGTAGACGTGATGGAACCGCCTCAACAGTACCGAAGTCAGTCAGGAACACTGAAGTCGAACCGACGTATGTGACTTCCTTGGCGGCAGTCATGTTCACGTCGTTTGACACCAGATTGCCAGACGCTGACAGGTCTGAGAAGTTAGCGCGATTAGTTGCAGACGCAATCATCAGGCGAGGATTGCCTCCGTCGGTCCACGCATCCTGCATGCCGTCTTCGATGAGGGCAAGCGTCAACGCACGGTCGTCTCCTCCGGTGATCGTGTCGGTTCCGTCGCCTGTGGCGAAGGCACCGGCAGTCGCGCCGACTGAGCCGTTTGTGATCCAGCAAGTCAAAGACGCTGACTTGCGTGGGTCGTTACCAGAGCGGGCAACGTCGGTGTCACCGATTGCCTTTTCGATGTCGCGGCGCAGTTCGAGAGCCTTCAACACCTTCTGGTAGTTGTGTTCCCGCTCACGGCCTGCTGTGTCGACTGCGTCCAGAGTGCCTGAGGTAGCAAATACCTTCTTGGAAATCTGGTGGTAGTTGCCCACGCGTGATGTTGGAGTTGCGGCGGCTGTAGAAGTCGTCGCACCTTCGTTATGGTAGTTGGTAGCAGATGCTGAAGCCAATTCTTGGACCTGCCACTCAGTAAAGATACCATTGCTGGTCTCTTTTTTTACGTTGCTGAAAATCGGTGTTTCAGCAGGGTCGCCTTATACCCCAGCCTTTCGGTGGGAGTGGACTATATCATCACCCCGGTTTGGGGTGCCGGACGCTCTAGCCTGTTATTAAGGGGGCTTTACCCCTCAGGTAGTCTCTGAACCTTCCGCCGGTGTACCGACGGCTTGGATGCTGATTGCCATAGCTTTCGCCTTAGGGTTCCAGCAGTTCATCCGGTTTAGACCGCACCTACCCTATCTAATGCGGTATATGATATCGGCGAGCTGTTCGCGCTCACCAATAGCCGCTCCTGTTGCAAAAACAGTCATGTTTTAGTCTCCTCGGGCTATCTGCCCATTAGATAATTAACGGCAGCGTCGACAGTTCCGGCGCTTTCAAAACGCTTTCGTGCCTCACGCTGAGAACGGGTAGCAACTTCTCGCTTGGTCTTCGGGCGTCCTGCCTTAGCCATCTTTGGCGCCTGCCGGGTGCGTTTTTTGGCGGCGGGTTTCTTCGACTGAAGATTGTCCCACTTCCACGCCTTGTAAAGCAATTCGATAGCCCGCGCGTCAGACGCGTTGGCGATCTCTTCTTCACTAAACCCAATGCGACGCTGTGCATACTTTATGACCTCCTGACGCTCGGTCTCCCGCACATCGTCATTCTGCCAGTCGGGTATGCGTTGCATCATATCGGCGCGCTGGTGTTGCAAGTGCTTCTCCAGATTGCGCTGATGGTCGTGCATCTGTTCCTGAGCTACGCGCTGCCTCTCGGCCTCGACTGTCTTCTGCTGTTCCTTGTACTGATCCCATTCGGTCTTAGCTAGGAACAAGTCACGCTCGCTCATTGTTTCTGACAATGCTCTCCAATCAGGTTCCTGCTGGACTGTCTGTTGGATTTGGGCGCTCAACTGATCAAGTTGCTGCGCGTAGGCGTCTCGGAGTTGCTTGGTCTCGGCTGCCTCTTGCTCAAAGGCTTTGCGTTGCTCAGCAAGTTCCATCGACTTCCTAGTAAATGACTTCTGCATCATAAATCCAGACTTCAGCTCGTCTAGGTTCACCTCTACAGTCTGTCCGTCAATTTTGACTTCGTACTTTTGTTGAGGCTCCTCGACAACTTCGTCGTCGTCATCATCGTAGTAGTCATCTTCGCCGTCACTAGCCTCATCATCGTCGATGTCGTCATCCGGCGCCTCGTCGGCGTTGTCGGTGGCGGCATCTAGTGCCTCGGCTTCGGGCTGTTGAAGCTGCTCTTCGTCAGCTTCAGTCCGCTCTTCTGCCGCAGTATCCGCTGGGGGATTGCTCAGAAGGCTTAATGCGTCATTCATTGAAAGGGCGTCGGTTCCACTCGGATTATCGACCATAATGTCATCACCTTATTTTGTTAAAAATGGTACGCCTCTGCAAATCTTGCAGTTGCGCTTCGGCTAACTTACCATCCTCTACCACGCTTTGAAAATACCCCCTCAGGGCGCTAAGTGCTTGGCTTAGGTTATAAATACGCTCGCGTGCCTCTGCGTCCTTAACGTCGCTCGACTTCCAAGCCTCAATAAACTGCGTGTCAAGGTAATCAAACGCCTCAACAAAAAGTTCATGCCTTAGCAGGCTGGCGGCCTTTTCTGCCCGCGCCTGCTTGTCCCTTAGTTTGTGTTTGTCCATTTTTCCCTACGCTAAAAGTGTGTACCCTGTCAGGTTAGGCGCTTGCTGGAAATACTGCGGGCGCGTCGCCGCACCACGCCGAAACGCCAAGTTGGCCGCGCTGAAGTCCTGCGGCGTGCCAAAGCCCGCGCCATACCGATCGGCGAACATTCCCATACCCATAGGCGCCACATCGAGCAAGCCCATACGCGCGTAGTCGCCAGCCTCATAAGGGCCAGCGCCGGTGACTGGTGTGCCGAAGCCCGGCGTACCGCCACCCATACGACACGCCTGCAAGTCCTCGTCGAAGACGTAGCCTTCGGGGCATTGGTCTTGCCGGCCGGTGTTTGGGTTGTATTCTGCGGCTACGGTTTCGCGGCCGTCGCCTTCTCTACCCATTCCGTCACCAATAGTGCCGTCTTGATTAAATCCAGTAGTCACATAAGGGTCTAGGTCAAAAAGCTCAGAAATAAACCCGGGCATACCAAAGCTCGGAGCCTGACTGTCGAAGCTGCTAAAAATACCTCTATTGGGGTCGTTAAATGTTAGATAGTTTTGTGTTCGCCCTAGTGGCATCCCAAAAAATCCAGCAATACCCGGCGCCTTTCCGGTTTGATACGCTTTCATTATTTGCCTGTCTGTAAAGCCAAGCCTTTGACTGGCCGGAGCCGCCGCAATTCGAGACATCGCCTTGGCAAGATTTACATCAAACCCACGACCACTAGATGGTGCCGTTTGATGCGCGCTACCGATATAGCCGCCCATAGCGCCGGGTGACTGACCCACCGCTTGTGCCGCCGCCATCTCTGCGGCTTTGTCAGCCGCTGCTTTAGCAAGGCCGGGGTCAACTTTGCCCATATTCTTATCAGGGCCGTCGCCATCCTTGCCGCTAGGGC